TGATTGTTGAATATTCGCTTTCATCAGTAAAATAATAAATTGAACTATCAACATCTGTTAAAACATCGTCTTTATAATACTCTATTGAAGAAATTGACTGAAGCTTTGACTTTCTAAGCTCTATTGAATGAAAGCTGTTAGGAAAGCAATCTAAATAACAAACATAAGTTTTGTTTATAAAATCTCTACCAATATATTTTTCACCGTAATTTCGGGCAGTAGTTATCAAATCGCCTAGTAAAGTGTCATCATCTGCACTAGAAATACGCAAATAATCTTTTACATAATCTAAAGTTATAGGCTCAACGCTTGAATCTACACTAAGAATATAATTAACAGGAGCTATTTTATAATCTATATTGTTAATGCTAAACATAGTTTTATAGCTTAGTTAATTTGTTATTTTAATCAATTATTCTGTCGCAGCAGCATACCAAGCATTTATTAAAGCTTTTTCTTCATCGCTTGCTTGCTCTTCATATTCCATATTGGCTTTTAAATATTCAATTCTATTTTTTAATTTAAGCTTTATCGATTCTTTTAATTCTGCAAAAGTAGTGTCTAAATTATCATAATTAGCACCAGCTTCTAAAACATTAGCATATAATTCTTTTAATTCTACACTATTTAAATTTTTTTCTAAACTCATATTTGTCTCTTAAAAAGTTTTTTTTATATGTATATTAAATTATCTTTTAATTAAAAACCACCTAAATATTCTACTACTATTGAACTATTTTGATGATATACAATCCCATCAAAATTATCATCAAAAGTATTATCATTTTTTGCAACTTGAGTTTTACATTTTATATATTCGTTAGCCGCAACATCGATAACAGTTACACATGTTGTTGTTGAGTATTTTGCAAAATTGTCATCTCTGGAATAACAAAAACTTCTTGTCCCTTCCAATTCTGTCTCTGTTGGCGTTATTGCACTTGAATGTTTAAATAATCTGCTAAAAAAATTTATTCTGTTATCATAAAGGTTATTATTCCAATTAAGCGTATATGAAACCTTGTATTTTCCAGCTTTTAAAAGTTTAATACCTGTGTTACTAGAAGATGTTGGGGTTGTGTAACTATATATATCAGAATTAGTCACTGTATTATTACCAAAAACTGCATAATAAGAGGTGGCTGTAGCACTTGGCGTTTGATCATTAGTATTAGAGCCATAAAATAAATTTGCGTTATTCCGTAAATAATAATTATTACCTGATTGAAATTCAATTCCATTACTTACAACACTTGCAATAGTGTTTCCCCCAGCTTGTAATCGTACATATAACGCCCCATTTAAAAACAAAGTGTTTAAATTTCCACTAAATTGATATTGTGAATTGCTTGGTAAATCATAATGGCTTAAATTCCAAGTATCGCTAAATCGTGAGTCTATGCGTAAGCGACCCAAAATTATAGACATGTCCTGATCTTCTTTGACTATAATATTTGAATTTGTTGTTAGTTGATTGAGTGTTATATCAGTTGAACCAGTTATTGTATCTTGTTTTGTGTTTATTTCATTAGTAACAGCTTGATTTTCTACTGGATTAGTCGATGTTGTACTTAATGTTGAATCAACTATTCCATTTGCATTTAAATCTATATTATTAGCGTGTACAAGTATAGTTCCACTGGTTGCACTTGTAACAACCGTTGCAACACATAAAGCAACATTTGAACCTGTTGGCTGCGTGTTTGTCAAATTACCTGCTGAAGAAGTAGAAGGATATAACTTATCACCTACTGAAAAAGAGCTTGTATTAACGCCAGAAAGATAACCATACCTTAATATCTTGCCATTGCCACTACCTATTGTCGTAATTGCTAAACCTACAAAATCTTTTGCATTTTTTGTACCATCCGCAATAAACTTCTCATATTGCGCAATACCTGATACTGTTACGCCATTTAATGAAACACATTGACCTACTGTAACCGCTGTGCTTGAATTTAAAACGATATCTTGATTTTGCCCTATATAATGTATTTTGCCAGTGTCATTATAAAGCCTTAAAGTGTCATAACTAGTGTCATATGACATTTCACCAAGTCCTGTAATAGGGCTTGGGTTATTAGTATCCCAGTCAATCAATGCTGGATGAATTATCTCGTATCCATCACAATTCAGATTGCCTCCCAAATAAGGGTTTGTGTCATCCACAAGAGATCCCATTTTAGTGTTTAGTTGTGGTTGAATATCGCTATTTACGCCATTCAAATATTGAAACTCTGCATTACTAATACTACCATTTGCAATTTTTGTTGCGTCAATAGCAGAAGGCAAGCGTAGAGCGTTTAAAGTTCCACTACTTATATTGCTTGCATTAGTTGTATCTGTCGTTGCTGAAGCTGCTAGTGTTGGTTTATTTAAAATAAACGCATCTGAATTAGTATCCGTTTCTGTCCAGTCAACTTGTACATTTGCCTCACCACTTCCACCGCCACTTACATTTAAGTCTATATTATTCGCATTTACCCAAATAGAGCCACTAGTTGCACTCGTTAAAACTGTAGCCGTCGCTATAGCTACATTTGAACCTGTTGGCTGTGTAGTTGTAAATCCGCCATAACTGCTAGAACTTAAATATAAAGTATCATTTACAGAATAACTACTAGTGTCAAAATTATCTAATCTACCAAATCTTATAACTTTCCCATCTCCCGATTTTGCAATAGATTCTGTTGTAATACCTAAATAATCTTTTGCTGCAATAGTTCCATCTGCTAGCATGTAACCTATAGATATTTTACCGCTTACTACTCCAGATTTATAAACTGCAACCCCACTAGATAAAGCCCCCCCTGTTTGGTTTGTTACATGTATTTCAGTAGTCTGTCCTAGTAATATTTCTCCAATATCATTTTTTATTTCTAAAGTATCATAAGATGTATTGTAATTTATATCTCCTATATTCGTTAAACTATTAGTTGGCGTGCTTCTTAAATTTAATAAATCTATTGATTCTATTTTTTTATTATTAGCATCTAAATTTCCACCTAATACTGGCGTTGTATCAGCTTCTAAATTTAACAAATATCTATTATCTAAATCAACTGTTACAGTTGAGCTATCACTCATTGTCAGAGTCAATACTCCATTACTAGTATTAAAACTCGCTGAACTAACCGAAACACCAGAACCACCAGAGCCAACTTCCGCAAAGCTAGTGCCATTATAAAATTTTAATTTATTGTCTGTTGTATTATAATATAAGCGACCGCTACTTGAGCCACTTGGGTCACTAGAAAGATTTTCAATTACAACATCCTGAATCTCATTACCTTGTAAATTTACACTTCTAAATTCTTTTTTTGAGGTAGCCATAATAACAATCTTATATTATTAAAAGGAGGGTGACGATTTGTACCCCCCCTTTTTTTTATTAATTAGTTTCTAACAATAATTCGACCAGAAAATTCTAATCCTGTATTTACTGAAACCGTAATATTACCAGATGAAGCAATTGAAACTTCAACACCGCTTGTGACATCATCGCCATTTCCATCTTTTACAGTAACAACCAAATCTTCTGTTGCGCCAACTCCATGAGTTGCAGCTGCAATAGTTAAATCACCAGATGAAAAGTCACTAGAAGCAAAAGCAGCAGCGTATTTATTGCCTAGTTTATCCGCTGTCACTGCATTATCAGCAATTTTTGCAGTTGTGATATTAGCATCAACAATTTTAATAGTTGAAACTGAATCACTCGCAAGCTTTGAGTTAGTAATATTAGCATCAGCAATCTTTGCTGTAGTTACATTACTATCGACAATCTTTGCTGTGGTTACTGCATCATCTGCCAATTTTGCATTAGTTACATTATCATCAGCAATCTTTGCTGTAGTAATATTAGCATCGGCAATTTTTGCAGTGGTAATATTAGCATCTATAATATTAGACGTTGCTATTGCGTCGTCAGCAACTTTTGCGTTAGTTACAGCATCAGCTGCTAACTTTGCAGTTGTTACATTTGAGTCAGCAATTTTTGTTGTAGTAATTGCGCTATCTGCAACTTTTGCAGTTGTTACATTTGAGTCTAAAATTTTAGCTGTAGTTATAGCATCGTCAGCCAATTTAGCTGTTGTTACCTGTGAATCAGCAATTTTTGCTGTTGTAATACCAGCATCTTTTAGTCTTAAAGAGTCAGAATTGATCTCAATTGAACTATTATCAACATTTACATTAATTGCATTTCCAGATTGTGAAAGTCCATCACCTGCCGAAAAAGCTCCTGCTCCTGTAAATTGTGTAAATACAAGATCAGTAGTTCCTACTGTAGGAGAATCGCCACTTGCTAAAACAAGACCTATATCAGCGTAAGTATTACCAGCTTCAACAAAACAAAAAGAGTTGGCCTTAATCTCATTTGTAGTATCAAAATCTGCTGCTCTTGTTAATACGAAAGCGTTTGATGCGTCACCAACGGTTGTAACAACATAAATACCATTTTCTGCTGCGTCAGCTTGATCTTGTATCAATACTCTATCATCTGCAACTAAAGTTACTCCGTCAATTGAACCTAAAGCCCCGTTTGCGTCTCCTGTTAAAGTTGCGCCAACTCCAGATGTTCCGTTGTCATAAGTACAAGCCGAAAGTGCTGTAGTTGTAGCTGCTGCAACTGCTAATTTAACATTTAGTCCTTCGGTTGCTGTTTGCGTGTAAGATATAATCTTACTTGCAGACCATAAGTTGCTTGAAGTTGATGAGCTGTCATTAATAATATTAGCAATATTTACTTCTAAAGTAACGTTTCCTTCTGAACCAGATGTTACATTAATTGTTCCGTTACCATTGTCTGCAATGCTTGTAATATCACCTGCAAAACTTTCGAAAGAAGAACCATCATAATAATATAGTTTATTGTCGGTAGTGTTATAATAAAACTGACCTTCAACTGGGTTGCTAGGAGATGATGCTAAATTGTGAGCTACTGCGTTTTGTATCTCATTTTTTTGTAGATCTATCGATCTATAAAATTGTTTTGAATTTGCCATAAAAGCCTCTGATTAAAAATTAAAAATATATTACAGTCCCGCTAAAAGCACTTGTTGACGAAACCCTAAATTCATTACTAGAGACAACATCAATATCTACTCCTGAGGTTATATATTCACCACCTGAATTTAAAACTTGTATCATTAAAGTTTTATTCAAGTTGTGAACAACTGTAATTTCTGATTGGTTAGAAAAAGTAACTTCATTAACTGCTACTCCGATCTGACCTGTGACTCCCTTTTCTAATATTGCCATAGCTAAGTCGTAACAAACGCATTAATATTAGTATTTGCACCTGCTCCTGTTAGGGTTAGTCTATAAGTTATTCCTGGCGAGTAACTAACTGCTATTTGTTCAGAGGCAGAAATAGCTGTGTCGCCTGTGCTTGTAAAATCGTCATTGCTATTATTAGTTTTACTCTGAAAGTCTATAGTAGCACCATCAAAATTTCCGCTTATTTTAACGTAAGTCTTGCCATTTGTACCAAAAATATCACTATTCCCATTTGTTGTTTGATTTGTAAAAATTTGTTTTGCAGTGTTTGCCATAATTCAACCTATTTATATTCACCTAATAATAAATTTGCTCTTACATCGGCCGTTCCAGTGTCAGCCTTTGCTGCTATAGTTAATAAATCGTATTCTGAGCTATTAAAATATGATCTACCTAGTTTTATAGACGTTCTGACCGCATCACTGACTACTGACCCCTCTTTGTTGCCAGCTCCTGTCGTTGCCACACCACTTAAAACTGGCAATCCTCCACTAATACTAACCGAAGTTCCCGTTTGTGCGTAGTCATACTCTATTATGCTTGTGCTATGCGCACTTTGAAAATTTGGAGTGCCACCACTAACAGTAGGATTTAAATATACATGCCAAGTTATATTATTTGTCGCCGCTGTAACTGATATATTTAATGGTACTGAGCAACCTGTATTAGTTATTGAGTTAAGTAGCTCTTTTGCCCTAACATTTAAAACTGGTCTTGTAGTAGTGTCCACACTAACAGCACTGTTGTTATTTACACTTACTTGATATATAGGGTCATTAAAACCGCCTTCACTAATAACAGTTGAGCATATCTGATTCATAGAAGTTGCACTTGTTGTTTCTGCTGTGTTTTTTAATTCATATCTAATAGGTAAATTTGCAGTACCTATATAAGGAGCTGTTATATTATTGGCATTTTTAAATTCATGCATAACTATATATTGACCATCAATAATAACTCCTGCTCTTACTCTCCCAATAGACAGCCATTCTAAATCAATAAAAAACAATTGTGGCTTTTCTATATCTAAAATAATCCCTGATTGGCTAAACACACCATCTAATCTATCACCATTAAAAAATTCTTGTAATGTTACGTCTTCTTCTAAAAGACCAGCATTTTGTCTTTTTCTTAATACTAACTTTAAATTACTAGTTGACTTTGCTCCTTCTTGCTCAAAATATATTCCATTGTTATCATCAAAATAACCCATCCTAGAAACAACATTTTCTTTTGCAGCTAACTTTCCAGTCATTTTTATCAAAAGGGATTTTCCAGGTTGATATCTATTATAAACGTGTTGTTGTCTGATTATTTGATCTCCGCTAGCAGTTCCGACGTTCATTTGAACGCTTGAGTCATAAGGTAAATGAATAGAGCTAGCTGTTCCAGTTAAAGACTCTTCCCAAGTTCCATAATTATCAACCGACCACGTATCTTTGCTATATTGTAATTGATTTTCAAACTCCGTGTGAGGATTTGAAACTCTTAATCTACCAAAAGCGTCTAAATTTGGACTGTCTTTAAATTTAAAGCTATTATTATTTAATAATGTCTCAGCCATTTAACCCCCTGCTCTTGTTTGTAATGTTATATTTATATCTGAGTTTTGCTCTTTATCAGAAATAATTTTTATATAATTCCACGCTAAAAAATCATCTCTACCAAAAGAAAAACTATTGTTTTTGCTTATATCAATAATGATATTATTATTGTTTTTATCCTTAAAATTAAAAAAGTCTGTTCCATTAGTAGAGACTTGAAAAGCTAATCTGTCGCCATTAAAACTGCTTGGCAAAGTCAATCCAATTAAAGACGTGCTTTTTGTATCCACTATTTCAGAGATATAGTTGCCACTTAATATAGTGCATATTAGATCATTCATTAAAAAGGGTTGAAATTGACTTGATTTTGCCATTGTTATTATTTACCTTTTGTCTTGTTTTCAGGTGTTTTTTTTACAGCTTTATTTTCAATTTTAGCATCTAATATAGCTTTTCTTTTTGCTGCATCATCAGCTTTTGCTTTTGCTTTTGTATCGTCTATCTTCGTCTTTTCTATTTTTTTAGTATTTTCTGGACTTACTCCCCAACCTTCTTTTAAAAAAACATCAGCAAGATCTTCATAAATATCATATACATTTCCTGCCTTATATTCTTTTATTAAAATGCCCTTCTCGCATGCTGCTTTTATATCTTTTGTAACTTCAATTTTCATAGTTTTATTTTTGTTAAATTAGGAGGGCAAGCCCTCCTAAAGTTATTTTTAATCTACAGGGTTATGCCTAGCACTTCCAAGTATTGCAATAGCTCCAACTGTTAAATTTGCAGAATTTGCAGTAATAACGCTTGCTTTAATGTATTGTTTTTTAGACAAAACACCAATTCTAGTTGTCGCATTAGCTGCATCAACTTTGGTATCAGCTTCTAAACCGATTAAATCAGTATCAGCAACATCTGTAAAAGTTCCACCTGATGTGTCAGATTCTTGAATTAACAAAGTTGCATCACCTGCTGTTACAGCACCAGCTTGTAAAACTAAAGTTACTGACTCGTAACCAGCTAAATCAATTTCGTTTCCTGCTGTTGTAGTATCGCTTGCAATTGCTTGTATGTTAAAAGCATTTGCTTGCTTAATGTTGTTTTTTAAATCAACGTTTGCCATTTTATGACCTCAAAAAAAATTAATAAAAGGAGGCCGAAGCCTCCAAAATTAGTTATGCAGCAATTTTTAATATTTTAATTGCTTCAGGTAGTACAACTTGACCACCAACTCTTTTGTAGAAAATAAATCTTCTAACGCCATTTATCCCTTGAGTGTAAGGGTCTTCAAGAACGGTAACGTCAGTTGAATCAACAATGTAATATGCTTTTCTAAAATCACCGATAATTATAGGTTTTGCATTTGCAGCAACATCTGGCATATCATTACCGAGTACATAAGGAATACCTGCAATTGTATTAGGTAAAGAACCAAGACCCATTTGAAGCAAATATTGTCCGTTGTTGTCTTTTAAAGTTCTAACATGTTGATGAAGTGTTTTTCTGTTTAGCATATAAGTTAAATCATAACCAGCTTTTAGCTCTCCTTGTATTTCAAAAAGAGAATCTGCAGTTAGTTCAGATGCGTCTCCACTATTATAAGTTGCAACATCTGCATTAGATAATAAACCCTCTGGTTTTTTAACTCCATTACCAGAAACGAAAGCAGCTCCTTCAATCTTTGCAAAGTCTTCTGCTACATCTGAGCTAATTTCTTGTCTCATATTAAAAACTGCATCCTGAAGCATTTCAACAGAGATGTCAGAGTAAACCATCATTTTATTTACTGAGATTTTTTCCATTCCATAAGTAGAATTAGAAGTAGATGCAGCTTCGATTTCGCCAACCCATCCGCCTGAAACCAAGCCAGTTCTTTTAGGGATTTCGATTTCTTTTGCGCTAGTTCTAATTACTCTTGCAACTTGTCTAACTGGTGAGATTTCAGTAATATCTTTAATGATTTCGTTTACATATTCAGCAGGAGCTAAGTATCCACCGTTTGTAGAATTATCAGTTCTTAATGTTTTTTCTTCTAAAGCTCTTGAATATTCTTTTTCTCCTAAGGATAGGAATTTTTCAAAAGATTTTAATTCTTTGCTAGCTTCTTCTTTTTTCTCGCCAACTAAAGAACCTCTTTTGAGTTCAGCTTCAATGTCATTGTATTTAGCTTCTAAATCTTCTCTAAAAGCTTTTTCTTCATTGATTTTTTTTACTAATTCTTGATTAGCATCTTCTTGTTTTTCAAGTATAGCTTCTAATTTAGCTACTTTTTCTTGATTAACACTTTTCTTTTCAAATTCAGATCTAATTTCTTTTAGAGCTGAATTGATTTCATTCATGTTGATTTCAGTCATGTTATAAATTTTTTAAATCGTTAATAAAATTGTTGAGTGTTAAGGTCACCTCCTGACCACGAATTACATCACGTAATTCTTTAACTTCATTAACAACATCGCGCTGTTTAGAAAAATCCTTAATTTTTGAAATAAATGATTTTCTTTCTTTTTGAGAAAATTCACATTTTACTTTAAGGATTGTCTCGATATCCTTCATGCAAGTAATTTCTTGCACAGACTTTATTTCAATATTTTCTTTTTGCTCTTCGCTTTCAACAAAATCATTTGCCATTTTAGCAAAGCAATCTTTTAAAATTACTTCTGCTTCTTCTTTGTTGTTTTCTGGCAAATATTTTGTTATGTCTCTAGATTTGAAGGCCTCAACTACTGCCAAAGGATTCATCGGCATTGAAACAAGAGATACTTCAAATAAATTAACTGATTTAATCCTTCTAATTTTGCCTTCGTATTCATCTTCATTAACCATGTAGCCGATTGACATGCTGTCAATAGAACCGCATTTCATTTGTGGAATTACCCGACCTTTTACGAAATCATCATCTTTTGGAAGTCTAGCCTCAATATACAAGCCTTTCTCATCTTCATGTGCTTTGATAGGCATTCCTATTGGCTCGCTCATTTTATGCTGCCATAAAATTTTAAATTTGTTTTTTTGCAAGGTATCTTGAAAAGCTCCCTTTTCAATTACATCATTTCCTAAGTCAATATTTCCGAATGTTGAGGCGTAACCTTTAAAATAAAAATACTCTTTGTCTTCGTTGTAATCTTTAACCTCAAAGTAAAATGATTTGTATTCTTTGTTCATATTATTATTTTTTTCTGTTGTGTTCATAGTATGGCCTTTTGGTAATAAATCAGTGTCATGCTTTCCGCTTCTATATCTGCCATTTTTAAGGGCATATAAAAAAGAATTTACTCTAGCCATCGCCCACTGCTCAGGACTTGACACGCTAGGCCTTACGCTTGAAGGGTTTGTATTAAAAGCACCAACGCCTCTATCAAAAACTTTCTCAAGTGTATTTAAATTTGTTCTTTTTGAAGCTACATCCCCAACCTCTTCATTATGGTCTTTTACTTTGTTCTTCAACTCCTCTTTAACCTTGTCAGAGACTTTCTCTTCGATAAAGTCATCAATCTTTATAGTTTTTTGATCATCAATTTCTTTTGACTTTCTTAAAGCCCAATCAACGCCCTCCGTACCTCCCCAAAGCAACCAAGCAATAGTGCCAGATGTTTGCCCTCCGTCCGACTCTCTTTTCTCAGGTTTGTAATCGTTTCTAAATCTATTAAATCTTGCCATCGCCTTTATTAAATCATCAGAAAGATTTTCCCCCTTTGATATAGACTTCGCAGAATCAACTCCGCTTCTTATGCCTTCTGATCTAGCCTCAGCAGATGATAAACCGCCCCTATTATATTTTTTTCTAAGCTCTAATCCTCTTTTTGCGTTGGTTTGAGCTGCTTTAGGTGGTTTTTTATCAATAGCCATAAAGTTTTTTTTATAATCAATAATACTCTAAACTAATTCAATTAAAAGTTGAAAATTGTGATAAAATATGGCAATATTTTTAATAAATTTTATATCATTAGAAATGAATGAAAAAATTATTAATTATTTAAGAGAGTTTGAGTTTTTTAAACATGTTCTTAAAACAACAAAAGTTTGCGACGGAAAGATCGGCGCTTTTTGTGTTAATAATGGTGTTGGGTCTAGATCTTACGGCGCTTGGAAATATCACGGAGTTCCGAAAACAATAAGATATGCTTTAATGAAAGAGATTGAAATGCAAAATTTACTAGTAAGATTAAAAGGAACTGACCCAAACAATATTATCACTCAAGATATGGTTTTAAATTCATACGAAGAAATGAAAAGCAAAGCTTAATTAATTGTATATGTAACTAAACATCTGCAATTGATTATGTTTTTTGAGCTTCCTGCTGGATCTCTAGGGAACTTTAAGCTTTCACCATCAACAATAAAATTATCTTGTATAGGAATAATTTGACCATCTGCTGCCCTATGAGCTGTTCTTGTTTTTGAGTCTAGTGTTGCATTCCATTTTTTTTGCGTTGAGATCAACTTGCCAGTTGATGAGATAAGTTCAGCATTATTAATTATCTCAGCTTCTTTTTCTCTTGACCACGCCTCCGCAAGCCCTACATTTTGAAAAGATATTAATTCACTTCTTGCAACTGCATCATCTTTAATTTTTTTGCGTAAGTTTTCTGCTACTATAATTGATTTGTTTTTGTTTAAATCAGTAATAGCATTATCAGCGATTCTAATTCTTCTTTCCAGTTTTAATCTTTCGCTATTGTCATCTGATCTTGCTAGTTGATCAATCAATTTGTTTCTTTCTTTTTCTTTGTTGAGCATTAAAGCACCAAATGCAGCAAGTCCAAAACTTACAGCTTTATTAATTTCTTTTTCATTTGTTTCTGTAATTAGATCAGCTTGTTTTTCGCTCTCATTAGCTATAAATAAAGTGACCTCTTTATTAAACTCTTTATTAATATCCTCTACCTTGTCATCTAAATCTGCATCAATAACCTCTATTGATTGTTTTAAATTTAAATCTAACAACTTTTTTTTGCTTTCTATATCAAAGATTAAGTTGTGTTTTTTTTGTAAGTCTTCTCTACCTACAAAACCGAATTCTTTTATACCTTTCCTAATTATTTTTCTAATTAAAAACAAAAATTCAGCTCTGTAGTTTTTAGCTATATCTTTAGCATCAACAAAACTATCGCTTTTATATAGATTCTCAGTATCAGAAGCCATTATATTAAATAACGACCTTAAATCGCTGTAAAACTTAGCCTCAAGAACGCGCTTTCTTCTGTCTATTGATTCTGGGCTTTCGTTATCTAGCTTTAAATTAACCATAGTAATCTTGCGCTAAACTTTCTATTTCATCATTGCTAAACATAAGATTATTTTCTGCATCTCTTTGTTTTTTCAGCATATAGACAAAATCTTCTTTAAGATTTTTTTTTGCAGGTGTTTCCCTATTATCTGAAGTGTATCTATCTTGGCCTATTGGTATTAAATTTAAAGGTTGATATATAGCGTCGCCGCCCTCAATATCTTCATAACCAAGTTTAGATCTGATTTCATTAGTTGTTAAAACACCACTTTTTTTAAGTGTCTCAATATTACTATATTGTCTTGGCCTTAAAGCTAATATTGTTGATTCATCAAAATCAAGTTTTTGTGTTTCGCTTTCAGAATATCTTACAAACAACTCTTTATTTAAAAACTTCAACACTTTGCTAAACAAAGGAATAATGCAATTATCATAAAAGTTTAGCTTTGAAGTCTCCATATTTGCAAGACTCATATGATCAGGACTAATCATAGGCAAAGGGATTTTTAAAGCGTTGTATATAGCAACTTGAGTTTGTATTTTTAATTTTGCAAAATCCATGTCTTTTATTGATTCTGATAATTGTTTAAAATCAAAATCACCACTAAGAAACATTGTATTACCTGAATTTTTAGCGCCTGAAAAAGTTTTCTGCAAACCTTCTTTTATTCTGTTTGTAGCTTCATCTGAAACAGCCTCTCCGCCTTTATACGTCAATATACCGCTTGGCCGCCCTTGATTTTTTAATGTGCTGTTGTTGTGAATTGAAGCTAGCAAATATTGAGTAATTTCTAATTCAATAGGTTGTATATAAGAAACTCCTCGCAAGTTGTTTGAGTTATATTCTGGGTTATAGCTTTTTAAGTGAATTATTTCGTTGCCATTACTTGAATAATATCTTTTGTTTTCTCTTCTAAATATCCTTGTTTGTGTATTGGAGGAAACTTGATAAGTGTCTGGATATCCATCCCTACTTGATGCATTAATAGTAACATATTGGCTAGGTATTACATATATTTCAATTGGCCTTGAGCTACCTATGATTTCAATAAAACAATCACCACTTAACAAAAAGTTGCTTATCATAGCCTCAATAAACAAATCACCACTTGAGAAAGGATTTGGATTTTCTAAAAGGTCAAGCACTGGATGATTATAAACAAACTCATCTTTTTTTTCATCTTTTAAAACAATGTCTATGCTGTTTATATTGTCTGCAATTAATTTAATTGCTGTAAAAAGAGGGCTGCTCTTATAGTAATAAGAAATATATTTGTTAATATTTGAATTGTTAAAAACATCGTAAGAGCCTAGCAAGAAAAATGATAGGTCATTAGCTACATGTGACTTTTGCTCTATGTTTGACTTTACAATTGATTTAAACATCTTCTAAAACCTTCTTAAATACACAAAAATAAGAAACGATATTATTACAAATGATAAGCTTTTAAACATTGTAAAATAGTTGTAGCATTGAAACAAAGAAACAAAACCAATTAAAACAAATATTAACATTACAAAAATCAGTAAGTTATCAAGAATAACCCCTAAATTGTAACTGGTTAAATATTCTCGTAATTTTTCAAACATTTTAAAAACTAAAAACCTTAATATCGTTCTTTCTCTTAATATATTCACTAAGAGAATACCTCAGACCATCTATACAATGATTATATTTATCCACAACCATTGGTAGAATTTCGCCTGAATTTCGGTCTATTTTAAACGAATATAATTTAAATTCATCAATTGTTTTCTTGCAACGTGGGTGAATTACTACTTTTTCAAAGTCTTTTATATAATCTATTCCAGCCTTTACTGAACCCTCACCTTTTGCAGCAGGGTTAATATTATAATCTTTAGAGCGTAAAAAAGAAATTATATCTGGCCTTGCTGAGTCGCCATATATTACGCCTTCTTTTGCTCCTGGAACTAATTCAAAAAACTGTGGCAGCTCTAAAATCTCAATCCCTACTCCATAAGCTTCATGATCTATATATAAAACTCTATCTTGAATAAAGCATCTAATTAAAACTGTAGCATCTTCTGCAAAGCCCCAGTCCGCACCATAAAAAAAGCGATTTTGATATAATTCTTTTATATCTGGTGTTGTAAATTCAATGACTTCGTATTTGTTTTTAAATATTTGAGCATCATTGGCAAGTTTTGGATTACCTAGCCATTTATGCTCATAAAGCTCATAATTAAACTTTTTGTCATACTCCATCTCAGATTTTAAAGGGTCTGCAAACCAAGGATTATCTTCATAGTTCATTTTCTCAACTTTTGCATTGTCGGGAGTTTCAATGACAAACTTTTTATATATTATATCATCAACATTAACGGGATTGAAAATAATCCATATTTCAGAGCTGGGCTTTCTAATTGTAGGCGTCAAAGTCTCCCAACTTTCAACACTCATTTTTGCGGCTTCCTCAACCCAACAAATATCTATCCCTTCTAAACTTTTTATCTCCGAAACATTGTTTTTAATTCCTTTAAATAAAAACTCGCTGCCATTTACTGACTTAATAGTGTCTTTTGTAATATAGAAATATTTTTCAAGATTTAATTCTGATATTTGATCTTTTAGCAATTTATGAACAGAATCTTTGATAGAAGTTTGTAATTCTCTTGTGCAAAGTATTCTTAAATTTTTTTGCAAGCATAAAATTATTAAGGCTCTTGCTGCACTCCAACTTTTAGCAGAGCCACGCCCTCCATAAATTACTTTATATCTTGATTTATCCGTAATTAGAAAAAAGGCTTTTTCTGGTATCTCAAGTTTAGTTTCCATTAATGAGGCGTGATTTCGCTAAGTAAAAGCTCTTCAAGATCTTCTCTTTCATACTCAACATAAGAAGCCCCTTGATTATCAATAGACACAATACATTGAACAGAATCGTCTAGCTTTAGATTATCGTTAAAGCTATCTCGCAAAGAATCAAGAGCATCATAAATATTGTCATAACCCAAAACATCGCTAATATCTTCATACATATCTTCACAAAGTACAATATATCTTGTCATTTTACTTTTAGTTAAGTTATTTTAATAATATGTGTCTTGATATTATAATGTCAACAGCTTTTGTTGCATTTTAAAAGATATGCTTTAAAATATACTTAATTACTGGAACAGTAAAGCTATTACCTAGTGCTTTGTAGCCTTGAGTATTACTAACTATTGATACATAATGATCTGGAAAGCCTTGCAATCTTTCGCATTCGGTAACTGTTAGTTTTCTTATTCCGTCTTTAAATTCATATAATCCTGTTTTTGCTCCACCGCCTCCACCACCAGCATTTAAACAAACGCTTTTTCCATCTATTGAATAGATACGGCCACTTTGACAATCTTTATTTAATTGGCCAATTCTAACTGGTTTATCAAAAACTAACTGCCTCCTACCTTTTTCAAAATAACTTTTTCTATTTCCTCCTTTGTGATAATTAGCATGAATACAATATGATTTACTTCTATCAACAAAACCCTCCTCAATTATATCTTTTAAATATATTTTTTTATCTTCTGGTTGTTCTATTTTCACTTGCCTATATTTGCCATCAACTAACTTGCCTACCCAATAATAACGCTTTCTATTTTGAGCGCCAAGTAAAGAACTGTTTATCATTACAGGCTCTATATCAAATAATTCTTTTGTGATTATATCTTTGCTTGCTTTACTCATGCTAGCAACATTCTCTAAAATAAAATATTTTGCTTTTGTTTCGCTTAATATTCTTATGTATTCATAAAACAGCCCTGATCTTTTTCCTTCTAGTCCCTCTCTATCTTTTTTTGCTATTGATAAGTCCTGACAAGGCGAACCACCGATTAAAAGATCAATATCATTAAAGCCTTTAACCTCTTTTACATCTCCCAGTTGTTCAATATCTAAATGATTTGCATTTGCTACTTGTATTGCATATTTGTCAATCTCGCTTGCATAATATTTACAATCAATATTAAGCTCTTTTAGTGCTTGTCTTGCCCCTCCTATTCCGTCGAAGATAGAAAGCACACGGAATGATTTATTTTTCATTTAATCTTTTATTTAAGGTTGGATGACTAATTTTATATTTTTGCATTATACTTTTTTTAGTATACCCTAATTGGATGTCTTTTTTAATATCTTCCATTGGAAAATCTTTATACCCATTTTTTCTTATTACCTCTCCTCTGCATAATCTTTTTTTAATTACTTCAAAACTTACCTTATATTTTTTAGCTATTTGGTTAATACTCCATCCTTGATTATATAATTTCCTCATTTCCTCATTTGGCAAATCTAACCTTAACGGCTTTGTTATTCCCTCTCTATATTTTCCCCTTTTTTTACATTTCTGCTTAGTTTGTCTCTCTCTATATTCTTTATCTTCCCATAATTTTTTAACTGCTTTACCAACTTTATCTCCCCATAATATCTTTCTTCCTTTATGTATTTCACTTAACTTTAATTTTGTTTCTTTTGACATTGGAGAATTGTTACCCCCTATCTCTAAGTTATATCCAAATGGTGATAAGGTTTTGTATTTCTTTATGAAGGCTATTTCTAATTTATTCAATTCATCTTGAGAAAAATCCCCTTGTAGTAAACTTTCTATATAAAAATTATCTATCCCATATTTATCAAAAGCTCTATACAAGGCTGACTTATATCTTCTTGATTTTTCTTTATGTTTTTTAAATCTATAATTTAAGCTATATTTTGTTTGCCCTATATAGCATTTATCATTTTTTTTGTTTTTTATTATGTAAATATGAGGCATTTTTTTGTAAAAAGTTTATATCTTATTTGATGGTATCTTAATAAGATTAAAAATCAACCCCAATTCCATCAAATAAAGATAATATTTTCATTTTCACAAAGTGTTTTTTAAATCTTCATTTTCAACAAACAACTCTAAGCATCTGAGAAACAACCCTGAGGGCTTCTTTCTTCCGCTTTCAACTTCTCTTATATACCTATCGCCATTTGTTTCAGAAAGACCTAGAGCAATAGCAAATTCTTTTTGAGTCATTCCGTAGGCTTCTCTTTGCTTTTTAATTAAATATAGCACTGGTTTTTTATATTTCTCGCCATTTAACCACCTTAGATTAATTAGCTCGTTTAAACCTTCTATTTCTTTAAAAGAATTACTGTCGCAATCCAAACTTTCTAAATTATATAAGGTGGTTACATCTAATTTTACAAGTTTGTTATTTGGACAATATAAATTCCTTAAATAAACTATTTTACCAAAGTATAATTCTGATAGTTGATTATACGAACAATACAATTCCAGTAAACTTTCTAACTTGTCTATGTCTCTTAATTGTTTTAGCTTGTTGTCGTTGCAATTCAACAATCTTAAATTAACTAAGCTCTCTAAACCTTTTATTTCTGTTATATTGTTTATATAGCAATATACTTCTTTTAAATTAAATAGGCTGCTTAAATTTAATTCTGTTAGCTGATTATTATGACAAAACAACATCTCTAAATTAACTAATTTATCTAAACCTTTTAATTGTGTAAGTTTATTATTGTGGCAGCTCAACCACTTTACTTCCTCAGCATCAATATTGTTATCTTCACAATACTGTTCTATATCAAGTACACCTTCTAAACCTTGTTTGTATAAATATATTTCCATTGTTTTTTAGCTCCGATTACTCAACTTCTATTGTTATTTTATCATGCTTTATTAAAACATTTATTAAAATCTCGCATGCGCTAACTGTGTTTTCATTGTCTGTATTTTCTGCCAGAATTTCTCTTAACTCCTCAAGCTCGAAAGAGTCTTGCTCGTAATTAAAAAACTCTAGCATATAATCTACACAATCTTGCTCCTCTGGCTCTAGGTCTGTATCCCAAACTCTATTTCCTAGCCTTTTTCTCCCATCGATCCAATCTCTTTTCGTTGACCTTGTAAAGAAATATAAAAATCGATAAGCTTCTTTCCAGCTTTCAAAGCACTTAAAAAATTTATCAAGTTTTGTTTCGTACATAAAAACTAAATTATTTTCTTCTTCTAACCTCCAGAAATTTGCAAAGGTTTTTCTTTTAAGATGATATAATGCTTTTTCTTTGTAATTAGTCATTTTGTTTGTGTAATTAAGTTATAAAATTAGTATAGGGTCTCAGATCCTATAATTCAACATCTTTTTTATATTTTTTTAAAAATGCTTAATTTTCACGAGTTCATAAAACACTAGTTTTTAGAACTTTTCATAAATTCTTAAAAAACTGCATATTTTTTAAATATTTAGTTCTTTTATCGGTTTGCAAAACAAAGTTTTTTTATTTGCGGTTTTTTATATTTTGTGAACAATTTTCTTGAGATTAATTAAATATGTTTTAAAAAGTGGTAAAATTTTTTATCATGCAAAAATGAAAATAGGATATATTCGAGTTTCAACACTCGATCAAAAATTCGACTTGCAAAAAGACGAACTCGAAAAATTAAACTGCGACAAAATATTTCAAGACAAAATCAGTGGCTCGCTTTCTAAATCTGAAAGACCAGGATTAAAAGAAGCTCTTGAATATTTAAGAGAAGGCGACACTCTAATAATATGGAAGCTAGATAGACTTGGAAGAAGTCTAAAAGATTTAATTGATATAATTAATCAGCTAGAAAAAAAGAAAGTGTCTCTAAAAACAATAACAGGCTTGCCAATAGATACTTCCTCATCATCTGGAAAATTAATATTCCATATATTTGCTGCCTTAGCAGAATTTGAAAAGGGTTTAATTACTGAAAGAGTAAACGCGGGGATTAAGTCGGCACGCTCAAGGGGTGTGGTTGGTGGTCGCCCTACTAAAATTACACCTGAGAAAATAAAAATGGCTAAACAGCTACATAATGATCATACAATTAAGATAGCGGATATTTTAAATATGCTTGATGTTAAAAAGACTCTTTTTTATAAAATGCTAAAAATGTAATAACTATATTAAAGATATAGCTATTGCAGAAAAAACCACAAAATAGAAAGCAATAAAGACAATTCTTTTTCTTCTTTTTTGAATTTCTCTTACATGTTGAAAGTAATTTGTAGTATTTTCCACTTTTTAAATATGCTTTAAGTTGCCTTTATAGGGGTTACATTAATAAAAGGAACAGTCATACCCTCGCCATCTGGATCAGTAAAGCTTGTTTTATCGACTGGTTTCATTCCTGCAGTATCTCTAAAAACTTCAAAAGCTCTTATGTCTTTTTCATTAACAGCCTTCTCAAATATTTTACTTAGCATTAAAGTTGCATTTGTAATTGATTCTTTATCCATATCTGGAAAAAGCTCATGTATCTGTTTGACAATCCTTTTTGACGGTTTGCTATTAGCCATTGCTTCGGCAATTTTCTGCATGGTTTTTGCCTCCTCTCGCTTTTTTTTTGAAGCTTGAGCGCCCTTATTTGCAAACGCTTGCCTTTCACTTGGTGATAAATCTTGTAATCTTCCTTTTAAATTCAAGGTTTTCACATTACCTTTTTTATTCGCCATATTAAAAAAATAGTTTAGTTTTTAACAATTATACAACTTTTAAGTGAATTTTTGCAATATTTAATTAGTTGTCTGATTTTGGTTTTTATTTCGGCTATATCTTGCTCTAATTTCTCAACTCTATTTGTTAGCAAATCGAGTTTATCTTGCATAGGCTGTATATATTCCTCGCCATTTAACCACTCTAAATTAATTAAATTGCTAGTGTCTAATTCTGTTAGTTTGTTGTTACGGCAGTCAAGCTGTTTTAAATTAAATAAATTCTCTAAGCCTTTTAATTCTGTAAGTTGGTTAAGATTGCAATATAACAACTTTAAATTAACTAACTTGCTAGTGTCTAATTTTGTAAGTTTGTTACTATGGCAACTTAACGACGCTAAATTAACTAACTTGCTAGTGTCTAATTTTGTAAGCTGGTTATTATGGCAATATAACCGCTTTAAATTAACTAGTTTGCTAACATCTAATTCTGTAAGTTTGTTATCACTGCAATATAAATTCTCTAAATTAACTAAATTGCTTACGTCTAATTCTGTAAGTTTGTTATTATAGCAATAAAAATTTGTTACTTTCTCAACATCAATATTATAATCTTTACAGTATTGCTCAATATCAAAAACACCCTCTAAACCTTTGTTACTTAAATCTATTTCCATTATTTACCTTTTGTTATTTCTAAGATTATTTGCTCTAGCTTCTCAACTCTATTTGTTAGCAAATCGAGTTTATCTTGCTCAGGCTGTATATACTCCCCTCCATTTAACCACTTTAAATTAACTAAATTGCTTACGTCTAATTCTGTAAGTTGGTTACTATGGCAATATAAATTCTCTAAATTAACTAAATTGCTTACGTCTAATTCTGTTATTTTGTTATGTCCGCAATATAACAACTTTAAATTAACTAACTTGCTAGTGTCTAATTTTGTAAGTTTGTTATTATAGAAATCTAACCACTTTAAATTAACTAACTTGCTAGTGTCTAATTCTGTAAGTTTGTTACTATGGCAACTTAACGACGCTAAATTAACTAAATTGCTAGTGTCTAATTTTGTAAGTTTGTTATTATAGCAATATAACTCCTTTAAATTGACTAACTTGCTAACGTCTAGTTCTGTTAGTTGGTTAGTGTCGCAAACTAACCACTTTAAATTAAATAACTTGCTAACATCTAATTCTGTAAGTTTGTTACTATGGCAACTTAACGACGCTAAATTAACTAAATTGCTAGTGTCTAATTTTGTAAGTTTGTTATTATAGCAATATAACTCCTTTAAATTAACTAACTTGCTAACATCTAATTCTGTAAGCTTGTTATTACTGCACCATAACACTTTTAAATTAACTAATTTATCTAAACTTTTTAATTCTGTTAGTTTGTTATGTCCGCAATTTAAACGTGTTACTTTTTCAGCATCAATATTATAATCTTTACAATATTGCTCTACATCAAAAACACCCTTTAAACCTTTGTTACTTAAATCTATTTCCATTGTTTACCTTTTGTTATTTCTAAGATTATTTGCTCTAGCTTCTCAACTCTATTTGTTAGCAAATCGAGTTTATTTTGCTCAGGCTGTATATACTCATCGCCATTTAACCATTCTAAATTAACTAATTTGCTAAGATCTAATTCTGTTAGTTTGTTACTACTGCAGCGTAACCAGAATAAATTAACTAGCTTATCTAAACCTTTTATTTCTGTTAGTTTGTTATACATGCAATCTAAACCTTGTAAATTAACTAGTTTGCTAGTGTCTAATTCTGTTAGTTTGTTATTGCGGCAATGTAAACCTACTAAATTAACTAGTTTGCTAGTGTCTAATTCTGTTAGTTCGTTATTCCTGCAATATAACGTCTTTAAATTAACTAGCTTATCTAAACCTTTTAATTCTGTTATCTGATTTGAACAGCAAACAAACCCTTTTACTTTCTTAGCATCAATATTGTTATCTATGCAGTATTGTTCAATATTAAGAACACCCTCTAGTCCTTTGTTACTTAAATCTATTTCCATTATTTACCTTTTGTTATTTCTGAGATTATTTGCTCTAGCTTCTCAACT